AAAGTATGGACTAAATTTTCTTCAATCGCATACTGACAACCATGGTAGTAGTCTTTATGCTCATCATCCAGTAGATGAAAATATGAAGAAATACGAGCTAACATTGTTTCTGCCAGCTCTATATTTTCTTCAGCCATTGCTGCTTCGAGAATATCAAAATAGGGGCCTACTTTAACCTCTACTCTTGGTGCTAAACTCATCTTCTCATACTCGCTAGTTCTTTCATTTGTTGTTCGTCTATAATAGGTACGGCATTGGACTTATGCATGGTTCCGATACCTTTAACAAGGGTTCCGGTGTAACGTGGCGGTTCCACTCGAGCGGCAACTCCAACTGTGTCGGGGGCTGAAGGGTACTCGGGGGTTTCTCGTCGCCTATGGGGATTTCCAGTAGTATCCCCAGCCTTTGCAGATATATGTTTTCGTCGATTATACGTTTTCTTTTTTCTTCCTGAGAAAGTGTGGCCCATTGATCCATAGTAAATCCCCATAAAAAACTCCTGCCATTTGAAGATATATTATACCAAAAAATAGCAGGAGTGTCAAGAATTATTTTTAGATGTCGTTTATTTCTTCGCCAGTCTTATGCTCATTTTCTTCTTTTTCATCTGGCGTGAGTGCTGATTCTGGCCCTATTTTTAGAGTTTCCCAATTCATTGTAGAAGTGAATGTTCCCATTTTACCACTTCTCATTTTAGTACAATTAAATGTCATAATAGCATCTTCAGTTCTCCACGTATCAATCGTGAAAGCTGCGTCTGCCGCATCGAGAATACCCTTGGCGAAGCGAGCTTCTCCAGTAGCATCTATCTGATAAGGACTATAAACCGGCACTTCATACTCCTGGGCCATTGATTTCAGTGCTTTACTTACTTCTATCTGCTCAGTCCAGTCATACTGACCTGCGCGTGACGGAAGATTAGAACGCTTGACTTGATTGATATAATCAACAATAATTACACCAACATCCATCGCACTTTTGACTTTCTTATCCAGCTCGGCTCGAATCTTTGAAAGAGTGAGAGAAGCATCGTAGACAACATCCAACTGCTGAGTCGGGAGAAGCTCACAGTTAGTCTTTAGATCGTAGTGTAGGCGATCAAAGTCTCGATGTTCTTTGTACAAATTCAATTTTTCTTCTGGGTTCACAAAACGGTTAGCCCACCAAGCTGCAACAAGCTCCCACTCCGTAACACTAAGATTACGTTTGCGAATACGCTCATGGGGGACTCCAGTCGCAATGGAACAGCATCTTTGTAGAATTTCTCGACTATCCATCTCGATTGTGAAATAGATAGCAGACTTTCCACTTTCATACACTGTATTTGCAATGTTACAGCAAGTAATGGATTTCCCTGCCCCGCGGCGACCCCCGACAAGAATTAAGTCTCGGGGAGAAAACTTGAATTCTTCGTCGAATGCGGAGTTCATACCGAGGGGCAGGTACTTTTCCAATTCCTCTTCTGCAGGAAACAGGGAAATACGTTGCATACTTTCCTGGGGCTGCTCTAGCTCTACTTTTTCTTCTATATCTAGAACAATCTGGTGCAGATGAGATACTGACTCTTCCGCATCTTCAAAAGATATGGAATGGTCAATATATTTCTCAAGAGAATACAGTATCTCTTTTTGAGTGTACTCATTCTTGAGATATTGAAGCAGCATAGAAGGTTCTGCTTCAACTTCAAGTGCTTCAATAGCAAGAAGTTTTTCTTGCGTAGCACTATCCCGAATCTCAAACTTTAGATCCTCAAATGTAGGAACAGTATGATACTTCTGGGAGTGTCCATCAATAATACTAAAGATGGTATGGTACTCGTTAGGCAAATAATGCTTACGCAAATAACTCCAGGTATCAGAATCCTGAAGCATAATAATCTGTTTGATTAATGCAGAAGCAATATTCAATTAAATTCCCCGAGTACACAAAAAAGCAACCGCAACGCACCCGCTACGGTTGCTCAAAAGAAAGTCTACTTAACCAGCAGCCTTTTCTTTCTTTGAAGCGCCGTCATAGTCAGCGGCTGAAAGGCCACGACGAGTCAGCATAGTCTTGACACCGCGAGCAGTCTTGCCGATTGCTTCCGCGATCTCTTCAACAGTCATTCCAGACACATCACCGAGGTCTGCCAAAGGATCTTCTTTGGCTCCACCCTTGGTGTGCTCTTGACGAGGAATAGCGTCGATTTCACCTGAACGAAGCAGGCTGAGAGCCTTACCACGTACAGAGTTTACAGAGCGATCAAGAGCTTCTGCAATAGCTTCAACGAACGCACCATCATTTACCATAGAGATAAACTTAGACTCCTCTTCGGGAGAGTAGGTACGAACAGTCTCAACCTTGGGAGCAGGCTTGACATGATCGGTCAATTCCATAGACAAAATCTTGCCTTGGATAGACTTAGCGGAGAAAGCTCCGCCTTCAAAATGCTCAGCAATTTGAGCATAGGTGTACTCACCGCTGTTGTCAGAGACAAAAGCAGCAAGAGTTGCTTCTTGATCTGCGCTAAAAGCGCGGTTTGATCGAGAAGAAGCCAGTTCTACTTCAAAGCCCATTTTACGGAGCTTGCTAGAAACAGAACGGGTAGAAGTGCCAAGCTCATCTGCTGCTTCTGCAACAGTGTCTTGGGAGACAGGGCTTTCGCTACCTACGAAAGCTGTCAGTTGAGCGGTACGCTCATCAGTCCACTTAGGAAGTGCCATATTAGTGTTCTCCTAGAAATTCACTTAAATTAGTTACAATATTTACGCCAGAATCTCTGGCCTGTTTAGTTTTTGCGGATTCTATACCACTTTCATTTACAAGAATCGTTACGTCTTTAGTCAAACTAGACTTTACTTCATAGCCCAGGCTTGACAAAGTTTCAGTCGCATCAGCTTTTGTTTTGAAACTCTTCAATCGTCCACTAATACAAACTACTCCTTTTCTCTCTACTTTCTGTTCGGTAACGAACTTAAAGTCAAACGGCAAACATCCGTCGTAAAAAGCATAAAAATCTTTTGAGAGCCAAGACATAAGATTCTCGGTAGCTTTTGGGCCTAATCCGGCACGCTTACAAGTGTCTGCGTTAATTTCAGTAATATTTTCAACAGTCTCAGACAGCTTCTTCGTTGCCGTGTTTCCGATTAATGGAATACCAAAAGCGGGCAATACTAAATTAAGAGGAGCAGACTTAGAGTTATCTATCTCCTTCTTTAATTTGATTGCAATTTTTTCTGAGTTAAGTGCAGACGTAATATAATCTACATCAAGCTCATATAACTGGTCGAAATCTTGAATATCAAGTTTTTCGATAGCCGCAGGGCCTAAGCCCTTAATTTTCAGAGTTTTAGCAAAATGCTCGATTTTCTTTTGCTTTTGGGCACCGCAAACGGTACTCTTGCAGTAGAGAAGTTGATTTATCCACTGAAGATTAGACCCACAGGATGGGCAATCTGATGGAGGCACAATCTCACGCAGCATTTAGTTTCTCCGAAAAAGTAAAATATATTATACGAAAAGTTGAGGTAAAAGTCAAGAATTATTTTTCTTTTGGTCTACACGTCGTAAAATTCGAGGTATAATTTCCCCACTTCGAATAACCTCTACAGTACAGCCTATTTCTAGCTCCAGGCTGCGAATGTACTCGATGTTGTGTAAAGTAGCCCTGCTCACAATGGCTCCTTCCACTTCGACTGGACTAAGAATGGCGACCGGGCTGACTACACCCGATTTACCAACTTGCCACACAACATCGAGCAATTCTGTATGTACACCCTCTTTCTGCTCTTTGAGAGCGAAAGCACCGCGAGGATGGTGAGCTGTATGTCCCATCTTATCGAAAGATTTACGAGAGTTGATACGATAAACCATACCATCTGTAGGATAGTTAGCATAATCGAAGGTATCAACAGTGTTAAATCCTTCCTGGGCCAAGAGAGAAAGCGCCTCAGTGTACAATTCGTACTGAACGCCTTGTACATCGTAAGCCACGAAGGTCAGTGGTCGAGTCTTAAACTCTTCCAGATCCTTGAGATTCAGTGACCCCGCTGCGACGTTTCTCGCATTGGTGACAGTCGAAGGGCAAACTACTTCGCCAGTAATGAAAACTTCTCCTTTAAAAGAGATGCTATTCGGAACTAGCGTTTCGAGTTTGTCGGTAATATCTCGGCCA